CAGTGGGGTACGCCTGCGGGGGATGGGTCCTTGATCGCTGTTGCGGCAGAGGTCGCCTTTGGCTTAATTGCTGTGGCGAGCCTAGCCGCGTACGTGCGCGTCGGACGCACCTCTTATTGGCGTAGCCAGTGGGCCCAAGAATTTATTGATGGTGCAACCCAGCCATGGTCGAGCGTGGGTGCGGGGGCACCAGAGATTGATGGGCCAAACAGCCGTGGAGGTGTCGCCGGTATGACGTTTGGGAGTATGTCCCCCGAAGCAGCAGCTATGGCTGAGGCTGTGAGGGGCCTGACCGACACCGATGAGGGCCGTGAAATTGCGGGAGCCCACATTGGAGCATTACTGGACCACGAGGAGCGGATGCGTCGGGTGGAGGACAAGTACATGGGCATGGGGTCGAGCAGCGCGAGTACGCAGCGCTCCCTCACAGCTTTCCAGCGCGAGTGGTTGTATGCCGCGAAGCTGGAGTTTCCCATATGCAAGATCAACGCTGCGCAGAGGGCAACCGTTTCCTCATATTTGCGTGCGAAGATCAAGCTGGCACACCCTGACATGAGGCATGTGGATTTATGGATGCACGTTACGCGGGTTACCACGGCGTACTTCATTCCCACTGCTGAGGAAATCCTGCAAGCGCAGGTACTCCAGGACTCTGAGATTTTGGACCGGGTTCGCCTGGCCAAGCTTCCGGAGGCCTAGGGGGGCCCGGCCGAATTGCTCGGCTTTGAGACTAAGGTTAAAAGTCCCGAAGTGGTTGGAGTCGAGTACAAGGAAGGCGGGCGGCGCCAAGATCGGAGGTACTTTCGGTACGACGGCCTCCCCGGAACATTAAATTTCGTCGTACACAACAACAGTTTTGCCAATGCGAAGCGAGCTCTCCACGAGCGGGTGTATTACGTCCAAAAGGGCGATGCATTCGTGGAGACACCAAAGCCAAGCATCAACGTCTTTCGCGCGCTGCGTCAATTCACTGTTGCTCTCACCAACCGTCTGCCCAAGACCGCCATGAAGCCGCTGGAGGATTTCCCCAGCAACTACGTTGGCCGCAGGAAAGACATATACCAGAGAGCAGTGGATGGGCTACGGGCGACCCCCCCTTCATAAGGGTGACAGCGTTCTAAGATCGTTCGTTAAGGCGGAGAAGGTTAACATTACCGCGAAACCTGACCCCGCACCTAGGTTGATTCAGCCAAGATCACCCAGGTTCAACGCTGTTGTTGGTAGTTACATCAAGCATTTGGAGAAGGCCATCTATGCGTGCATTGCAAGCATTTTTGGCGGTCCAACGGTGATGAAAGGGTTCAACGCAGAACAGAGCGGCAGGCACATGCGCAACATGTGGGATTCCTTTGAAGACCCTGTTGGCATCGACCTTGACGCCACAAGATTTGATCAGCACGTCAGCAGGGAAATGTTGCAGTGGGAACATTCCGTTTACCTGTCGGCGTTTGCCGGTGAAGATCGCAGGAATTTGGCTGGGCTACTTAAGCAGCAGCTCGATAACCGCGGCATCATCCGGTGTGCTGATGGCACAATCAGGTACGCAGTCAGCGGATGCCGTATGAGTGGTGATATGAACACCGCAATGGGCAACTGCTTGATCATGTGTGCTTTGGTCCATACACTATCTACCGAGCGGGGCATTGGCACGCGCCTGGCCAATAATGGCGACGATTGTGTCGTCTTCTGCGAGC